AGTAGTGTGCTCCTATCTACAAATCTATACTATTGCTGTTAAATTGGTTGTCCTTTTGTATGCCAATCTTTTGTGAAATTAATTTAGATCAAATTGTTGATTGTGAGAGATTCGAAATGAAATACTTACTCAAAATCAAGATTCCCCTTCCCACCTTCCTTTTTCATCATTTGTGTGAATTCTGAAAAGTCCCTCTGGACTTCAAATTTTGAGTTGATCAATATAATACATTTCCTTTTGAAATTGTCAACCATGACATTCCAAGGCGGTATAGCCGGACTGGGTAGACTATTAACAAATTCCTTAAACATCATCCAGTTGACTTTCCGAGATATTGGGTTGTCAAGGAAGCATGATGGAATATCAAACGAATGATACATGTGATCCATACCATTTTTTACTAAACATATGTGTATGCACTTATCTATCACAGTCGACCACTCATTAGTTTTCAACAGTTTTATGAGTGATACTATGGCTTCAAGGCACCCGAGGTTTTCAGGTGAAATAAATCCATTTGTACTGAATGTGAAGGCTTCTTCAAAGGCAGCTGTTTCACGTTCAATTAGCAATTTTATTGCATTCCTGTAAGTCATATGTTTCTCTCCTTTCTTAGAATAATATATATTGAAAATTGGTGTTGAGTGTATAGCCTCCCCTTCAGTGTAATTCATAGGGTCATCTGATAAGAATTCTAGCCCATCATCAATATTATCCGAGCCCTCACAGCATATCAACCTTGAAAATGAGATCAGATTGCTATTCCTTATGTTGTCATAATTCAAATTAAGCAAATCCTGTGATTTCATGAGCTCTGTTAAATCTAGTAATCCTGTCTTCATGGGGGGCCCTTCAAATGATACCATTTTACTAAAATGGGCTTTTTTTATAGTTGCATATTCTTCCAACCCAACTTTAATTCTCGATAAAGAGAAGACATCATTGTTAAGATAATCTAGCGACCTAATTAATATTCTTTGATCCCCGTCTACTTCTGCCACATTGACTATGCAAACAGGTGTTATCTCATTATAGATTCTAGTCTTGATTGCCATATGTTCTTCATTCCTCCTGTTTATTGATTCATGTGAATGTATTTGATAAACGTATTGGTGTCTGTCTTTTTTTCTATAAGTTATGTAATAATTTCCTGGGTATGTTTGAACCTTAGACATATTCTCAAATTTTAAGCCATGTCTTGCTCCTAATAGTTTTCTACCACTAATTGTTACATTCTCTGGTGTTTTTCTAGTAATGCATAATTCGGCATAAGTAAGCTTATTGTCTTCTCCTATTATTGTTATAGATCTGTTGTAGCCTGTTATAGTTAGGTTGATTGAACCCATATCAAGATGCCTAGAAGTTTGCCAGTCGTTCCATGTAACTCTTTCATGACTTTTCATTGCATCATATTTATCCAAATCTGTCTGCTTCAGATCCCCAGTTCTAAATAACAAAGGTATGAAGTCTGTCCTATTGTGCCCGTTCTTTATTAGTTCATATAATTTGAAAACTTTAACATCCTTGTAACTAAAGTCACTCATAACCAGCTGCAAGAATGCCGATCTTGAAGAAGCGTCTATAAAGGAATCTGCAAAGTGTGTTATTAATCTAAAACACTCAAATGCGATATTCTGTTCACTTGATGCATTATGCTGCATAATTGCTTTGTGACCTCCAGACAATATCTGCTTCAAATAATGAACAGTGTACCATTCTTTGTCTTTAATGAGATTCCCTTGCATCAGTGAACAAAAGTCTGTTGTCGTGTAAGATTTTGCAGGTAATATAAAAACCTTAATTTTATGCTCTGTGGATTTAACATACTCGTAGCAAACTTGGTAGAATCTCGTCATTTCTTTTAATTCGAATACAATATCCCTTTGTCCTTTTTCTAGCTCATTGTTGACTATACGTTGTTTCATTTTTTCTTCTAAACCTGTGTTCTCCACAAATTCTTTCAAGTGCACTAAGTCTCTTGACATCTCTGTTGGATCTGCTCCTTGTATGTCTGGGTTATTCTTACTGTATGCCCTCAAAACCAGAGCTGGAGAATGATGTATAAGTTTCAAATTCCTAAATTCAGGCATAGTTGAACATGACATGCCCATCCTCTTCTGTGGGCTCCCATATATAGATAGTATGTATGTATTTGCTATTGTGATCATCATAGGATCATTTAAGATCATATATGAGTAAATCACTTGTATATCATCATTAGTAATACTTAAAGTAGATAGGTCCCTCATTAGCAACCTGTAAGCCTCTGTAAATGTGACTTTACCCAATATATCTGGTTCTTTCTCTATTGCCCTGCTATCATGTAAGTTAACATATTTATCTCTTATACCTGAAAAATCTATAACAGGTTTATGTGAAAAAAGAATTTGCTCTATGAATAACTGTGCGGGATTTTGTATTGAAAGACTCTCTTTAAATCTTTTGGAATTGTATCTGAATATAACTGACTCCATATAATCTTTTGAGTCCTCTCCTTTTGTAACTAGCAGCTCAGGCTTTTCCAAGAGATATGAGAAAAGCTCTAACATACCACCAGGGGCGGAAAGCCTGTCTTGATATTTCCCAAATGAATAGAGTTTTCTTAAGCTGCCTGCAGTTGTGAATTTTCTAGGTGTTAAGATAGATCTACCCCTCATATCACTTGTCTCACCCATAATATCGCTTGGGTCCATTTCTGCATCAAGCACTAGATACCTAAGGATTTTTAACCTGAATATCTCATTATCTGTCAAATCCTCAACTTTCCAATCCTTGACACAAGCTATTTGGTTTATAACTGACTCTCTCTTTTGCATGACAGGTGTATACTTATTTAAAAGTTTTATTAAAAAGTATAAATTGCCAGCTTCTAAGCCAACTGTGCTAATCATCGACAGTGGCGCATCTAGAACACCATTAAGCTCTATCGGAATATCTGATCTGGATTCTGCTGGGAAATAATCTAAAGGGTCATTTGACTGACCTGGGAGCATGTTATAAGTTAGGGCAGTCATCCAATGACTAATTGCTATAGAAACCCATGCAAGACTCGGTGGGCAACCGTGCTTTATTGCTGTCTGTGCTGATGATATTCTACTAGCTAAGTCCTCATAAGGACCTATATATGCACAATCCCCTACAGAGGTTAATAGGAATCTACCATATATTGAAAATGGCTCGCCATATAAGTTGAATAAAGAGACGAATTCCTTTATGCAATTGGTCACATATGTCTTTTTCATATTGGCTTGACAACCAAATGTTAGACACGATTTCTCAAATTCTTTCATTGCAAAGTCTATTATTTTGTCATTCTCTAATTTGTCCTGAATAATAGTTATAGATGTCTGGTTGTCATCAGAATGCACTAGGGAATTGACCATTATAGAGCCATCTAAGAGTGTTATCGACTCTTTTAGAATATCCTTGTAAACCGACATTGCACAGCTATGTACATAACTAGAAGTGTAGTTAAAATTTCCTTGGAGCCAGTTTCTTTTTATTTCTACGGTGTTTGTGTTCAGTTGATTTGTCATGCTTGCTAGTATGTCATTTTGATATGTTACTTTTTGATCGAGCAAATTATATAACAATTCATCAGGCAGAATAAGCTCCTTTTGCATATAGTTGCACATAAAGAATAATATTCTTTCCTTTTCTTGGGGGTATAGTATGGGATCAAGAGCTATAAGCCAAAAATATTTGTAGAATACATCTTGGGCACTCCATTTAGACATGTCAGCATTTATTTCCATCTTTAGGCCTTTTGCTTTCCCCAGTGATAGCTTCTCTATTTTCTCCACGTTCTTCTCAAACCCATCAGCTGCTAAGGCCTCTATTGCTTCATCAATTTCCCTATTTTTTTGTCTGGTTGTTTCAACTAAAAACCTGATTTCTTGCTCAGATTTCTGCTCCAAAACCTTCAGTTTGCCATCTCCAGGTTCTGAAATCATCTCATCAGGGTTCAATTTGCATCTTTCTTTTGCAATTCTTTCTACAGCATACATGCACATTTTTGCTTCATACTCTCCTACAAAAATCTCTCTATCTTTAGATGTTTTTTGCCCTTTGTTGAAGAAAGTAAAATAAAATTTCTTATGGTTTACCATCATATCCATTATTTGCTCTATCACTGGCTTATCACTTAATACATTCGTATCTAACAGTTCGTATAATCTATCAAATACTTTCGTAGATATATAGTCTTTATAATTTGGCATTGCTTCTCTAAGCATAACATAATTGCAGTGGCCGACTTCTAAAGACACATGTTCGTCTGTTACAAAAAGAGGATTTGCTAATCTACGCTTTCTAGTCTCATTTTCCAAAATCTTTTTTTGCTTTAGTGACTGTGTCTCCTTTTCCTTTCTGAAATCCCCTATCTTCAAGCACGATTTTGAACTAGTAAATGTTGAAATAGTTGTTATTGATCTCCTAAAGTTATTTCTATTTTCTATTCTATTCCTCAAATGATTGTGCCTTGATGTATCTGCCAATAGGTTTTTACATAATGAATGTAGTAATATTTTTAAATTTACTGTCTGCTTTGTGTAATTATTCGACCATATCTCTTTTATATTTTCCCTTTGTTCACTCTCTATCTCCAGAATAGTTTTAGCTAAATCTACCATGACATGGTGCTTTTCATGCAGCCCTTTAGCATTGAAGTAGAATGGTAGGTATATTTGTGTTAGGTATTCTTTGAGTGTGACACTCCCTGGGAACCAGATACTTGTGAGCTCTCGATTATCCTTTATTCCTTTTTGGGTTATGTCATAGTCGGAGAGATAAATGTCCCTTAGTTGAACCCTCTGCCTTTGGTCGTACGCGTCAAAACAAGCATTTTTTATTAACCTAGTCATGTAAACACTAAATAATGTTTTAGTGTATGGTGAAAACTTCTCAGCTATATAATCTTTAACATTGCTGGATATGGCTAAGGAATTCATTATCATGTATCTAGCAGGTTCAGTTAAGGATAAGACACTTTTAGTAATCGATAGACTAGTATATATAGCAAAGTTCATAACATCATTTAGTACAAGTGTGGGGTTATCATGCTTTAGCAGTAGAGAGGTGGTCAGAAATAAACCTGGGGACGATACAATTCTTTGACATCGTTCCTTGTCTAGTCTAATTGCTCTAGATATTGAAATATAGCCATTAATGCATTTAAATGTTCCGTGAAGACACCCAGGGTTGAATATGTTTGTCTCTTCTTTGTGGAGTATTACTATACTATATACGATTGTTGCTTTCTTTGTCTTTATGTCTGCAGAAGGGAAGACAATTGCAAACATATTGTTATTGGCACACATAGCAATCCTGAATGTATTATGCCTATTATACTGAGAAACAGACAATATATTCTTCATAAGTGTTGAAAAATCTGAGATGCATTGCCAATATCTAGTCAAGAAAATAGAATGCATATTATTGTAAGTTTCCTTATTGCAATCTCTTATCCTGGAACCAAATTCGTTAATTATAAAGTTGTCTGCTTTCAGGCCACTATTTTCTGACAGTACTTTTTTACTCTGTTCCATCATAGTAAGGCTTGCTAAGAAGATACTTTCATCATCGAAATCTAAGATTTTAGGCTTGGTTGTATCTATATCATCAATCATCTTATTTTTGAACTGCTTGTGCTTGCCTATCCCACAAAAGTCCTTCAATAGCTTCACCTTATCACTCTTGCTTATGATATCGTTATTAACCATGAATTGTTGTTCCCATAGAATTAAAGCATTATTGATTTGTTTTGGCTCAAGCTTTTTATTCATAATTTGCTTCCATGAGGAGCGAGCTTTAGCCTTCAGTGATTCACAATAAGCCTCGTACTCTGCAATTTTATCACCTATATCCATCATCCTTCCTAACGCCTTAAATGAATCAGTGTATGTGGACATGCCTTTAATACTCTGAAGAGACTTAGATAAGAGAATTAATTTGAATGTAGCATTATTGCTGTTCCCCGGATTGTGTGGGCCCCATATGAGATGTAAGCTTGGTTTTTGGTCATGCAGTGATTTTGAAATCTCTCTTTGCTCTTGTATCCTCTCCACCATTAAGGTCCATCCATCACTGATCTCATTCTTGTTGGGTTGTTTGTAGAATCCGCTTGCAAGGAAAATGTTCCTAGCTGATTTAGATATATAATCTGCATAATCTTTTTTTGTGTACTCCCTAACTTTAATCAAATTTGTATTCCATCTTTCAGATTCATATGAATTGAATTTGACTGATTCCTCAAAAAGCCTCCTCTCAGGGATAGGCATACTCATTTTAAATTCTTTATAAATTGGGTGCTTCCAGAATTCTGGACAGCCTGTTTTGCACCATGGTGCTGTCAAAGTAAAATCCCCATGTGCAACTTTCAGTAAGAATTCCTCATCTTCACCAAATTTCTCATAGAGGAGTTGCTTAAGGTCAAAGAATTGGTTAAAATTGATATCGACAACCAATGTCGGGAATAGTTCCTTGAATCTGTCTGAATTTATATGTAATTCCTTACTTACAGGATCTATCCTTACAATAACTATTTCTATAGGGATATTTAATCTTTGAGATATGTCTCTAGTTAATTCAAAATACTTATCAAATGTTATTAGGCTACTCTCATTAGAAACTGAAACCTTGTAATCGATAATATAGAGTATGTTATTTGCAAATAGATAATTATCAGGGGTGATATGCGGGAATTCTATGGATAGTGGATCTAGCTCTGGTTTGATGTCTAATATTATATCTACAAAAGGGACATCATTCCTATATTCTATGTTTAAAGATTTACACAATTCCTTACCAAAGTAGTCGTGCCTTGCCATAAGCAAATCAACATCTATGTCTTTTGCAACACATGCATCTTTAGCGGAATTAATTCTTGCAAGGAATTGTTGGTATTCTTGTTGTTCCATAATTGGTATTTTAAATTCTCACTAAAGCCTTTGTAAGTTTTGTAGATAGGAGTACACTACT